AAATAATGTTAGGACAACAATTTTACCATGAGACAATGCGAAAAGTCATCATTTCTTTTGGTACACTATTTAACAATATAAATTTAGTAAGAAAAAATAACAGTGGTGCTGTAATACAAACAATGAAAGTTCCACTTGCATATGGCCCAAAACAAAAGTGGTTATCAAGATTAGACGCAGATGCAAGTCTAGACACAAAGGTCGCAATTACTTTACCACGATTAGGATTTGAGATACAAAATCTTGCATATGACCCAGCAAGAAAACTTAATCGTGTTCAGAAGTTTAAAAAAGTTAAAGGTTCTTCTGATGATGCAAACAAAATAGACTCACAGTTTATGCCTGTTCCATATAATCTTGACATGGAACTCTATGCGATGGCAAAAAGTTCAGATGATGCCTTACAGATAATAGAACAGATAGTTCCTTTTTTTCAACCAGACTACACACTTACAATAAATGATATGTCAGATATGGGTGTTAAAAGAGATATACCTATAGTTCTGAATAGTATAAGTTATGAGGATAGTTATCGTGGTGATTACGCAGAGAGAAGAGCGATTATCTATACACTGGCGTTCACTGCAAAGTTTTATCTATACGGCCCTGTTACTTCTGCAAAAGTTATCAAGACTGTGCAAGTTGATCAATATGCAAATCTACAAGACCAAGCACCAAAAAGAGAACAAAGATATACAGTTACCCCAGACCCAATCACTGCTGACGCAGATGATGATTTTGGTTTTAGTGAAACTGTGTCTTTCTTCCAAGATGCGAAGGATAGAGATTTAACAACTGGTACGGACAAGACTTCAACCAATGATTAGTTATGAAAGATGCAGATGACATACTCAATGAGGTTCTAGGAGTTTCAGAACCTACACCGAAAGAGGTTGTTGTTAGTAAACCTGTACCTAAACCATCTGATGATTTAGAGGATGTTGATGCAGATTACAAATATCAAAGAGATAACTTTTACAATCTTATAGAAAAAGGTCAGAACGCAATAGAGGGTATACTTAATGTTGCAAAAGAGTCTGACCACCCAAGAGGGTATGAGGTTGCTGGTAATTTAATTAAACAGGTCGCAGAGGTTACGGAGAAACTTGGTGACCTACAGGAGAAGATGAAGAAACTCAAAGAAGTTCCAAACTCTGCACCAAAGAATGTTACTAACGCATTATTTGTTGGATCTACTGCCGAATTGCAAAAAATGTTAAAGGGAAATACTAATGGAAAAAAAATTTGAAGTAGATGAACAAACTTTTATAGGTGGGGGGTATATGTCAGAAGAAATTTGTGATGGAGTTCTTGACCTCTACAATAATAACAAATCATTACATCGGCCTGGAGTGATTGGTTCTGACAAAACAAATGAGGATGATGAATTAACATCTAAACCATATATTGATGATAAAACCAAAAAATGCACACAACTACAAGTAGTATCAAATACACAAGAACTTACTTTGTATAATATTCATTTACAAGCAATTTTAGACGACTATAAACAAAAATATAAGTGGGCGGATCAAGTTAAATATTATGGAGTTGTAGACGACATGAGTATACAACACTACAAGCCAGGAGAGGGGTTTTATCGTTGGCACATGGAAAATACTGGTGTTGCTGAAACTGTGTATCGACATTTAGTTTTTATGACATATCTAAATGATGTTGAAAACGGAGGCACAGAATTTTATTATTTTCCTGATTTAAAAATACAAGCAAGAAAAGGATTAACTTTAATATGGCCTGCTGGTTGGACACATACTCACAAAGGGGTGATAAGTAATGTTGATGAAAAATATATCATAACAGGTTGGTATAGTTTCTATGACAAATGATTTTACATATCTAGGTAATCCAAATCTCAAGAAAGCGAATGTTCAACAGGAGTGGACTGAAGAACAAGTGAAAGAGTACGCACGATGTATGCAAGACCCACTTTACTTTATACAAACATATGTGCGAATAGTGTCACTTGATGAGGGTTTGATACCTTTCAAGATGTACCCCTTTCAAAAAGAGATGGTGGGTACGTTCCACAAAAATCGTTTTACAATCTGTAAGTTACCAAGACAGTCTGGTAAGTCCACGACTATGATATCTTATCTATTACATTACTCACTTTTCAACCCAAGTGTAAACATAGCGATACTTGCAAACAAAGCTGCGACTGCAAGAGATTTGTTAGGACGACTACAACTTGCATATGAACATTTACCAAAGTGGTTACAACAGGGAGTGATGTCATGGAACAAAGGGTCACTAGAACTAGAGAATGGTTCTAAGATACTTGCATCATCAACGTCTGCGAGTGCAGTTCGTGGTGGTTCTTACAATATAATATTCTTAGATGAGTTTGCATATGTTCCATCAAATGTTGCAGAACAGTTTTTTAGTTCTGTGTATCCTACAATATCATCTGGTAAGTCTACAAAAGTTATGATTGTTTCTACACCACATGGTATGAATATGTTTTACAAACTGTGGACAGACGCAGAGGAAAAAAGAAACTCTTATGTACCAATAGAAGTTCACTGGAGTGAAGTCCCAGGCCGTGATGAAAAGTGGAGAAAGGAAACTATCGCAAACACAAGTGAACAACAGTTTCAAACAGAATTTGAGTGTGAGTTTCTTGGGTCTATAGATACACTAATATCACCACACAAACTCAGAACACTTGCATACAAGACACCATTACAATCAAATGCTGGACTTGATGTTTATGAACAACCACAAAAAGGTCACACATATTTTATGGTCGCAGACGTATCAAGAGGAACAAAGAATGACTACTCTGCATATGTTGTGTTTGATGTGACACAAGTTCCTTATCGTGTGGTTGCAAAGTATAGAGATAATGAAGTCAAACCACTACTATTTCCACAAAAGATATATCACGTTGCAAGGGCTTATAATCAATCATTTGTTTTAGTCGAGGTAAATGATATAGGTGAACAGGTTGCAAATGCATTACAGTTTGATATGGAGTATGATAATCTTGTGATGGCATCTATGCGAGGTCGTGCTGGTCAGATTATGGGTGGTGGTTTCTCTGGAGGTAAAGCACAACTAGGAGTGAGAACGACTAAAGCAGTGAAAAAGATTGGTTGTTCAAATCTAAAACAGTTATTAGAAAGTGACAAGATAATCGTAGAGGACTTTGACTGTATCAATGAACTATCTACGTTCATAGTCAAAGGATCATCATTCGAAGCAGATGATGGTTGCAACGATGACTTAGTTGCGTGTATGTTCATATTTGGTTGGGTAACAGATCAATCTTATTTCAAAGAACTTACAAATAATGACGTAAGAGAACAAATGTTTAAAGATCAACAAGATCAACTTGAACAAGATATGGCCCCGTTTGGTTTTGTGGTAAATGGTTTAGAAGATGAAAATGTAGGTCAAATGGTGGACGAATACGGAACTAGGTGGAGTCCAATTGTCAGACAATATGATACTAATTGGTAATGATATCTGAGTCTCGTTTTTGAAAACAGTTTCTACATACAATTTCGTTTTTTGATATATACTCCAGTACTTCAGTTTTATCCTCAGATCTTTTAGATAATGCTCTTATTTTTCGGTCATCTGGATAAAATTGTAAACATATGAGTTCAGACTCACCACAATGTGAACAGGAGTTAGACATCAAATAATCTGCAATCCACTTATCTTTCAATAATCTGTGTCGCCTTGCAACCTTTTTGATAGTTTCTTTATATTTGTCATAATGCTTATTCATAGTGATATTTATAACTTCTGAATATAAACATTGTGTTTTTAGAATGTTGTTTTTTATAAATATTATGAAATAATCTCATTTTTAATAGAGGGAGTAGAAAAACATGGCATTTTTAGTTTCTCCTGGCGTTCAAGTCAAAGAGGTAGATTTAACCAATGTCGTACCAGCAGTTGCAACATCAATCGGTGCAATTGCGTGTCCTTTCGAAAAAGGGCCTGTTTCTGAAGTAACGAATATATCTTCAGAGGAACAGTTGGTAAAGATATTTGGTAAACCTCAATCTACAGAAAACCAATATGAGTGGTGGTTTACAGCTGCAAACTTCTTGCAGTATACTAACCAACTCAATGTTGTACGAGTAGAGTCTGGCATACTAAACGCAACCGCTGGTAGCACAGGACTACTCATAAGAAACACAGACCATTATCTAGAGTCATTCAGTAATGGTGAAGCATCAGTCGGTGAATGGGCTTCAAGAACTGCTGGAACTCATGGTAACTCACTAGGAGTGTCAATATGTTCAAGTGCAAATAACTATTCACAAAACGCTGTAACAACAACAAGTGCAGAGGAAGCTGAAGGACAGACAATAATATCTGTCACAGATGCAACTGTCTTTAGTGTTGGTGACTTAGTAAACTTTGGTGAAACAGATGGTCACGAATACGAAGTTAAAACTGTAAACGATAGTGGAAGTGCAGACACCATAGTCATTAAGTTAAAAGATGATGCAAATGGTGCTGGTCTACAAAGCACAATCTCAAGTGGAACAAACATACGAAGAAGATGGAGGTTCTATGATTTGTTTGATGCAGCTCCAGGCACTTCAGATTACGCATCTCAAAATGACAGAGGAACACTAGATGAAATACACATAGTTGTTTATGATACAACTGGTGCAATCTCTGGTTTTAGTGTGGACGCAGATGGACAAAGAACAAACGCAGTTCTAGAAACTTTTGCAAACCTCTCAGTCAACAATAATGCAAAAGGCCCACAAGGAGACAGTATCTTCTACCCAGATGTAATATACAGACAGTCAGAGTTTGTATATCAAATGGATCACAATACTGGTGGAACAAACTGGGGAACAGACATAGATGGAACTCAAGAGGGTGATATCTTACTTGATGGTCATTCTGCAACAGAGGGTGCTGGTGACAAACTCTTACTAGATGGTACAGATGGTTCTGGAACTGATGGTGGTGATAATGTTGACTTGGAAGATGGTTCATCAACATACGCAGTTCTCTCTCTACCAACAAGAAGTGAACTCTCTGGTGGAACTGATGACTATGCAGTAACTGCTGGTGAACTCAAAACTGCATACGACAGATTTTTAGATACAGAGTCACTTGACGTAAACCTAATCTTAGGTGGACGAGGTGGTGGGTCTGGTGATAGTGCATCACTACAAGACACACACGTTACAATGTTAACATCATTCGTTGAAACACGAAGAGATTGTGTCGCATTTGTGTCACCACATAGAAGTGCAACAGTCAACGTAAACAGTTCACTCACACAAACAGATAATGTGATAGATGCATTTGATCTATGTCCATCATCATCTTTCGTGGTGTTCGATAGTGGATACAAGTATATGTACGATAAGTATAATGACTTGTTCAGATTTGTACCACTCAATGGAGATACTGCTGGATTATGTGCATTCACAGACCAAGTTGCAGACTCATTCTTCTCACCTGCTGGTTTCAACAGAGGTAGAGTGAGGGGTGCAATCAAACTCTCTTACAATCCGAACAATGCAGAGAGAGATAGATTGTATCGTGCAAGAGTCAACCCTGTGGTGAACTTTTCTGGACAAGGTGTAACACTCT